TACCAATTCCGTTAGGTACTTATGGAAATTTAAGTTGTGTTAGCGCACCACCTAAAACCAAAAAAACCTTTTTTATATCATTACTTGCATCAGTTTATTTAAGCGGCAATAATATATATGGTGGCAATATTAAAGGACATAAGGGTAATGGTCATCTAGTTCATTTTGACACTGAGCAAGGACACTGGCATTGCCAAAAAGTATTTAAACGGGTTTATGATATGGATTCAAGTATTAAGCCTGACATATATCATACGTTTGGGCTACGTGCGATAGGGTATAAGACACGTTTAGAGTTCATTGAGTACTACCTATCACAAAAAATAAATACTCCATCACTTGTCATTATCGATGGAATTGCCGACCTTGTGTCGGATGTCAATTCACTTGAAGAGTCAAATGCAGTTGTTCAGAAGCTTATGGAATGGTCAGCAAAATATAACTGCCATATAATAAATGTGATACATCAAAATTATGGCTCAGCTAAAATGACAGGACATTTGGGAAGTTTTTTAGAAAAGAAATGTGAGACTCATATCGAGTTAGAAGCCAATACAGTAAATAAAGAATGGGTAACAGTAAAATGTAAACGAAGCAGGGGATATGCTTTTGAAACTTTTAGTTTTCTTGTTAATGATGTGGGTTTGCCTATGATAGTTGACAATATATACGACCCTTTAAAATGATATGGTTCAGGAGAAAATAATTTTAATTGCAAAAAAACACGATACTTGGGTTGATATTGTTTGCACGTTTGGATGCACAAGAACAGTTGCAGAAGATATAACACAAGAAATGTATATTAAAATTCAATTATCTTTAGAAAAAGGAAATCTAGATATAATGTATAATGATGAAATAAATTATTATTATATTTTTAAAACCCTTAAAACTCTTTTTATTGATTTGAAAAGAAAGTCTAAAAATATTCAAATGGTTAGCATTGATGACCCTATCAAAATTAATATTGTTAAAGACTTAAACTATTATCAAGATAGTCAAGTAAATTTTATTGAAGCTAATGATAGAATAAAAAATGAATTATCAAAAATGTATTGGTATGATAGAAAGGTTTTTGAAATAATAAATGGAGGAGAAAGTATTGCTGATTTTTCTAGAAAATCTAAAATAAAATATTATTCACTTTATTGGACATATAAAAAAGTAAAAGACAAATTAAAAAGACTATTATGAAAGTAGGAAACTTAATATTCTATATTACAAAATACACTGGAATAAAATTTTTAGTTGAAACATACCACGCATTTAAAGGCACGAAATGTAATTGTGATAAAAGAAGAAAAAAACTAAATAAAATAAAAATTAAAAGATGGTAAGTTTTGACAAACTCGATAAGAAAGATTGGCAGAAATTTAGGATGGGAACAAAACACTTCTTATCCCCTGATGAATTTCAAATGGTGTGTGAACTACACTCAAAATATTACAAACATAGTTTTTATAAACCCTGCACCTGTTCCCCAAAAACAATAAACAAATGGATTAAAGAATTAAATATTATTTGGGATAATGGGGATAAAAAAGATTAACCAATGGGAAAAGGCAGTGGTTTTAATTCTTAATCTTGATGGTTGGAAATTGGAATGGACAGGAGAAGGTTATTCCCATTTCGATGCTAAGGGAAAAACGCCTAAAGGATTTGATTGTGTTATTGAAATGAAATTTCGCAATAAATACTACGAAGATAAAATGCTTGAAAAATACAAGTATGATGCATTGATGGAACTAGACAAAAAAATAATTAAGATTTATTTTGTTTTTGACCCAAAGGGGAATTTTATGTATTGGCTCAACACTTTAAAGATGCCAAACCCTGTAAAAAAATATTGTCCTGACACTACAATGTGGACAAAAAAAAGGCTTCTAAAAGAAGTATATCTTCTAAAAGAGAATGATGCAAGTCGCATAAACCTCAACTTCAAAGATTAATATTTTATTAAAAGTTTTGTTAATAACTTAATTAGTTGTATATTTGAATCAAACAAAATACAATGACAATAAGTTCCGACATTTTAATTTCTATCAAATCCGAGATAGAAAGACTTACAAAGATTGACCCTCAAATTACTGATGTTATAATTAACATTGAATTAAAGGCAAATCAAAACGCAAAAAACTTTATAAAAATAAACTTAAAAAACAAATAATGAGATACAGGATAAAAGACAAAGAACAAGTGATTGATTGGTTTAACAATTTTGCAGATTATATAGAAGCTCAAGACTACGACTTTTATCAAGAAGCTATTGATTTTGCAGATAATATGGAAAGTGAGTTTTGAAAAGGCTCAGACAATATATAGGAAGCATTAAGGTCGTATCAATAACTTTTATAGGATTAATTTTAACAATAATTTATGAATCATTTCGCTAATAATGGTAAAGAATACCTAAAAAAAACAATAATGGGAACATCAAAAGACAATTTAATACAGAGAATTACAGAACTAGAAGGTAAATTAATGGAAGAACAAGAAACATTAAGAGTAGCAAAAGACGATTTAAAATTTTGCAGAAATAAAAATAAAAATTTAGAGGACCAACTAAAAAGCAAAGTAACTTATATACACGAAACAAGTCATTTATATTGTAGTGATGGAGAAATGCATATTCAATATGGAGATTACGACCAAGAGAATTGGCTGATATATAATACAGACCAATTATTTAAAGACCTTCCTTTTATAATTAATCAAGTTATAAAAGAAAACAAGAAAATGCAAAGTTATTATTTAAATAATATTGTAACAGAATTAAAAGAAATCGACTATACTATTTTACAGGACAAAGATGTGAGTAACCCTAAAGATGAATTAAATGGAATATAATTCAGATTTTAAAACAGACCTTAAGCTTGGGCAATTAGGCGAAAGAATGTTAGGCAGAATTTTAGACAACAAAAACTTAGAGGTTAAAACAGATTACAGAGCATTAAAGACCGGCAATGTATTTGTTGAATATTCAAGTAGAGATAAATTGTCCGGTATATCAATTACTGAAAGTGAATGGTATTGTTTCATAATATCAAATCAAAACATAATTTTTATTGAAACTAAAAAGTTAAAAGATTTATGCAGAAAACACATAGGTACAGATAGGGACGTTGTAGGTGGGGACAACAATAGTAGTAAGGGGGTTTTACTGCCTGTTAATAAATTAATACAATGATTTTACTTGTAGATGCAGATAGTTTAATATTTGCGAGTTGTTATAGAAAAAGACAAACACCAGAAGATGAAAAGTATTATACAGATATAACAGATTCTAGGAATAAATTTGATGAGCAATTTATGCAGATTGTAAATCACTTAGAAGAAATATATACTATTGATAAAGTGATAACCTTTAGTGGTTCAAAAGGAAACTTTAGAAAGTTGATTACTAAAAAATACAAAGCAAATAGAAAAAACTCAGAATTACCACCATTATTAAACGAGATGCATCAATTCGTAAAAGAGCAATACGATAGTGTGTACGGGTATGGGGTCGAGACAGATGATATGGTTGCGAGATATTGGCATAATTTAACTCAACAATTTGGAAGAGACGATGTCTGTATTGTGAGCATAGATAAAGATTACAGACAGTTTCCTGCTTTAATATACAATTATCATTATAAGCACAAAGAAATTTTAGATATAAGCGAAGACGAAGCTATGTATAATTTTTATGAACAGATGATAATGGGCGATACTGCTGACAATGTAAATTACTTTAAGGGAAAAGGAAAAAGATTTGCAGAGAAATACTTTGAAGATTGCCAAACAAAATATCAGTACACAAAGAAATTATATCATTTATTTATAAAAGAGTATAAAGGTAAAGCAAGGCAAAAATATACAGAGTGTTTTCATTTATTGAAATTAAGAACACAATGATAAATAAATTACTAAGCAGGGTAGGAGTAGAAATATGGAAAGATGTTCCCGAATATGAAGGGCTTTATAAAATTAGTAATCTAGGTAGGATAAAAAAATTAAATTATAAAAGAACTAATAAAATTTATTATTTAAAATGTAATACTAAAAGATGTTACGCACAGCTATATAAAAATGGTATTCCTGAAATGCACTCAATAGCAGTTTGGGTGGGTATAACTTTTTTAAATTTTAAGCCTAATGGTTATAAAATAGTAGTTGACCATATTGATAATGATGAAACAAACGATAGATTATATAATTTACAAATAATTACACAAAGAAGAAACTTAACTAAAGAAAAGAAAAACCAAAGTGGATATACTGGAGTTTCAAAAAACGGAAAAGGCTGGGCTGCTAAAATAGACATTAATAATAAAAGAATATATTTAGGCACATTTAAAACGCCTCAAGAAGCGTCAGAAACATATCAAAAAGAATTAAAGAAATTATAAAAGACAAATTAATGGAAGAACTAGAAGAAGGATTAAACACTAACAAAATATTAGTGCCATTTACCTACTACCCTGGAAAAGATTTGAGTGCGATAGAAATCTCTAAAAAGATAATGAAACTATCAGGGTTAAACATATTTGAAAATACACGGAAAAGAGAATATATTGAAATGAGGGCTTTGTTGTGTTATCTAATGAGAGATAAGCTTTCAATGACATTAGGAAAAATTACAAAATTCTTTGTTTCTCAAGGCAAAACAATGCACCACGCAACCTGTCTTTATTTGATAAAGAATTATCCTATTTATAAAAGTAATAATAATCTATTAGAAAAATTTGAGAAAACTTTTGTCTTTAGCTCAAAGATACCTTACGATGATATTGATAAGGTAAACTACTTAGAAAATAAATATATTGACCTTGAAAAAAAATATATAGAAATGAGAGATAAATTGAAAAATCCCTTAGTTAAATTGGTTGTAGATGTTGAAGACGAAAACTTAGTTGATTTAATTGAAAGAATAAAAGTAATAAAAAGTAGTTACATTTGGAAAAATAAAGCTAAATAATACGTTATATAATTATGATACAGAAAGTTAAAATAAATTCAATATTTGAAAACCCTGATAATCCAAGAACAATAAACAAAGTAAAATTTAAAAAGCTTGTTAAAAGTGTAAGGGAATTTCCAGAGATGTTAAAGCTTCGACCTATTGTTGTAAATAAGGATATGGGAATACTTGGAGGTAATATGAGATTCAAGGCTTGTCAAGAACTTAAACTAAAAGAAGTCTATATAATACAAGCTACTGATTTAACCGATAGTCAAGTAGAACAATTTATAATAAAAGACAATGTAGGGTATGGCGATTGGGAATGGGATATGTTAGCAAATTCTTGGGATATTGATAAACTAGAAGACTGGGGTGTCAATGTACCTACAATTAAAAACACAGAGTTGTTGTCAGGTCTTGAATACAAACCAATGTATTACGAGCCAACAAAAGAGCCAAACATTAATTTAGAAGATTGTTTAGATTTAACTAAATACAATGAGAAAATAAAAGCCTTAGATGAGTATGACTTAACTAAAGAGCAAAAGAAAATATTAAAGATGTTTGCATATAGGTTTATTAAAATAGACTTTGAGAGTGTAGCAAATTATCATTCGTTTAATGCAAATGAAGAAGAGCAAAAAGCTATTGAAAGATTAAGATTAGTATTGACTGATAGTGGTGCAAATGGATTTATAGAAGACGACCTTTTAAGATTATTAGGATTCACAGATAAAGACTTTTTTTAATGATAGATATATTTATACCGAGTTATCATAGAGCAGACAATATAAAGACAGCTAAATACTTTATTAAAAAAGGGTATGAGCCAAAGAACATTCACGTATTTATCGATGACGAGGCTGATGATGCTGAAGACTATGAAATTGAAACAACAAAGCTTGAATGTAATCTTCATATATTCTCAATGGAAGAGGCACGAGAAAAATATGACTTTGTGCATAGACCAAGTAAGATGAGAAGAGCCGCAGGGATGTCAAGAAATATGTTTTACGACATTGCAAAGAGTTTAGATATTGATTTCTATTTAGTGATAGATGACGATACAAGACAATATGAAATAAAACCCTATGGTATTTATACAAGGGGAGCTGTTTTAGAAGACTTTACAATGGTCTTTGAAGGTATGAAGGAGTTTATGAAGAAAAGGAAAATAGGGGTCTTTGGATTGAGTCAGACAGGGGATATGTTTACAGTACCTGATAAAAAGATTCTAAGAAACAAAGTAATGAATACCACCTTTATAAATACAGATTATATATATAGAGGGGAGAAAGCGATTCAAGATGATGATACAAGCCAATTTGTGCATATAATGAATGAAGGATTTTTTACTGGTAGTCTTGGAACTGGTTTAGCATTAAACCCTGAAAGCTCTGCAAGTCAAAAGGGTGGACTTACTGACTTGTATAAAGAAAACAAGCTATTAAATAAATCTTTAATAATACCAATACAATTTCCGAGTCTTTGTTATGCAGAGAAACAAATTAAAAATGGTGGTCGATTACACCATCACATTAAAAACAAAAACCTATCTCCTAGAATAATAAAGGGGAAAAGAGATAATATTGCGTGGGACACTTATAAAGAAGATACCCCATTCACAAACGAACCAAACAGAAAGAAATGACCGACAAATCCGACACTATAAAAAAGAAACTAATACAAGCCCTAGAAAAGTCTTTAGGGGTTGTTACAACAGCCTGTAAGAACGTAGGAGTTCATCGTTCTACATATTACGATTATTATAATAATGACAGTAAATTTAAAGATGAGGTTGATGACATTTTAAATGTTGCTATTGATTTTGCTGAAAGCCATTTACACGAACAAATACAGGGTGGAAATACCTCAGCAACTATATTCTATTTAAAAACAAAAGCCAAGCATCGAGGATATGTAGAAAGACAAGAAATTACAGGAGCAGAAGGGATGCCTACTAACTTTCAAATCGAAATCATTGGGAGAACTAAAGATAAGGACTAATGTAGTCTATGAACATTTATTAGATAATGATAAAAAAATTATAGTTGAGCAGGGTGGTACAAGGTCAGGCAAAACATATAATATACTTTTATGGATTATATTTGAATATTGTACCAAAAACAATAACAAGGTAATCACAGTTTGTCGTAAGTCATTTCCAAGTTTAAGGGCGACAGTTCTTAGAGACTTCATAGGAATATTACAAACTCATAATGTGTATTCAGAGAAGTTTCATAATAAGTCAAACTCTGAATATTATCTATTTGGAAACCTTGTTGAGTTTATATCACTTGACCAACCCCAAAAGATTAGAGGTCGTAAAAGGGATTTACTTTTTATAAATGAGGGTAATGAATTATTCTTTGAAGATTGGCAACAGTTAGTTTTTAGAACACAGGAAAAGATAGTTCTTGATTTTAACCCATCAGATGAATACCATTGGATTTATGATAAGGTATTAACGAGGGATGACTGTGCTTTTTTTAAAACAACTTACTTAGATAACCCTTTTGTTGAGGACTCGATTAGACAAGAGATAGAAAGGTTAAGAGATACAGATGACCAGTATTGGCAAATCTATGGACTAGGAGAAAGGGCAGCAAGTAAAAGCACAATCTTTAAATATAGTGAAGTCAATATAATTCCAGAAGATGCTACTCTAATAGCTTACGGAATGGACTTTGGTTATACCAACGACCCAACAACGTTAGTTTCTGTTTACACTCAAGGACATAATCTATATGTCAAGGAACATCTTTACAGAACACAAATGACCACGTCAGATATTAGTAATTTCTTGAAAGAAGAAAAGCTTTTACCGAATCCAATATATGCTGATAGTGCTGAACCAAGACTTATAAATGAATTAAGGAGAATGGGTCATAATATATTTTCAAGCATCAAGGGAAAAGACTCTGTTAATGCAGGTATTGATTTATTAAAAAGATATAAGATTCATTTACTGTCAAGTTCGACCAATGCCATTAGTGAATTTAGAAACTATAAATGGAAGGAAGACAAAGCAGGGATGTTGACTAATAGTCCCGAAGATAAACACAATCACATTATCGACCCCTGTCGTTATGCGACATATTCTATATTGTCAAGACCAAATTTCGGAAAATATACACTTCATTAAATAAAAGTTATTAAAAGTTTTGTTAATAAGTAAATAAGTTATATATTTGTAAGGTACTTAGGAATTAACCTTTACAAAAAACAGAAACAATGAAAAACTTAATCTTAAATAATGGTAAAAT